CGAAAGTCGACCAGCATGATCAGCAAAGCCGACCTCTTGTCCGCAGACCTCAAGCGCATCCCCGGCCTCTACCGCCGCTGGGAGCTGCCGGAAATCCTGAAGAACCAGCGTGCCTACCGCATCGAAAATGCCGGTGCCCACCAGGATGGGACGCCTCTCGTGGCGGTCTACGCCGACGCTGACACGGGTCAGCCGGACGAGCAGCACAACGCCTCAAACCAAGACACCGAAGCGGCCTCGGTCCCCGCTGGGACGATGCAGCAGCGGCCTGAGTAGAGGGAAAAGGAGGAGATCATGTTCATGGGAACCACACCCTTTATTACGGTTCGCGCCAGCCGACCGCTTTCCGAGATCGAGTTCTGCGCCTGGGTGGCGCAAGCCGTTCCCGGCGACCGGCTGGAATACCATCGCGGCTTTCTGGTGCTCGACATCTTCCCTGTGTTTTCAGGGCTGTCGGATGCGGCGCGGGCCGAATTGAGCAGGCTTGGATCGCGGGCCTTTTGGGCCGCCGAGCAGGGTCTCGTGCATCTCGTCCAGGAACGCGTGGGGCCCGACCAGTTCGCCTATATCGCCGTCGCCCGCCCCAAACCCAAAGCCGCCGCTGTCTCGCTGTCCGAGTTGCTGCTCGCCGAACAGGAGGCCGCGTGATGCCCGCATTCCAATCCTTTTTTACCGATCACGGAGACCCTTTCATGCCATTCCCCCAGAACACCCCCACGCCCGACGATCTGCCATCCCTCAGTGCCGCCGAGATCGCGGCGCTGCCAGTCGAGTTACTGGCAATCCTGCAACGCGAGATCGACGAACGCCTGAAACGCGACAAGGCGGCCAAGACCCGCTTCGATGCTGGGCTGCTCATCCGCTATGCCACCCGCGCCGCAGAGGAGCGGCTGCTGCTGGCCAAGGACACCGGCACCGTCCGGTTCGACGACGGTGATTTCACCATTGTCGCCGATCTGCCTAAACGAGTGGATTGGGATCAGGACCGGTTGGCCGACATGGTCGCACGGATCCGCGACGCCGGGGACGATCCGGCCGAATATGTCGATCTGGCCTACAAGGTGCCCGAGCGCAAATACGCCGCCTGGCCCGAGGCGATCCGTCAGGGCTTCGAGCCCGCGCGCACCATGCGTCCCGGCACGCTGAAGGTCGAGATTCTCGCGCAGGGGGCTGACCAATGAGCCTTCCCATTATTACCGCTGACCTGCGGCTGGCTGAGCCGCGCGGCATCAAGGGTTGCATCTTCGGGAAGAGCGGAATTGGCAAAACTTCTCTGCTCTGGACCCTCGATCCCGAGCGCACGCTGTTCATGGATCTCGAAGCGGGCGATCTCGCCATCGAGGGCTGGGCGGGCGACAGCATCCGGCCGCGCACCTGGACGGAATGCCGGGACTTCGCGGTGTTCATCGGCGGGCCAAACCCGGCGCTGCGCGACGAGCAGCCTTACAGCCCGGCGCACTACAAGGCGGTCTGCGACCGCTTCGGCGATCCGGCAGCGCTCGATCGCTACGACACCATCTTCGTCGACTCGATCACCGTTGCCGGGCGGCTGTGCTTCGGCTGGTGCAAGGGGCAGCCGGAGGCGCTGTCGGAAAAGACCGGCAAGCCGGATGTGCGTGGCGCCTACGGGCTGCACGGCCGCGAAATGATCGGCTGGCTCACGCATCTGCAGCACACGCGGGCCAAGAATGTCTGGTTCGTCGGGATCCTCGACGAGAAGCTCGACGACTTCAATCGCAAGATATTCCAGCCGCAGATCGACGGCTCCAAGACTGGGCTCGAGCTTCCGGGGATCGTCGACGAGGTGATCACCATGGCGGAATTGAAGGCCGACGGCGGCGAGCCGTATCGCGCCTTCGTTTGTCAGACGATCAATCCCTGGGGCTTTCCGGCCAAGGATCGCTCCGGCCGCCTAGCCCAAGTCGAAGAGCCTCATCTCGGCCGCCTGATGGCGAAGATTCGGACGGCAGCGACGCCTCCATCCGACCGCCTGACCTACACCCCGCCGCCCGTCGATCCGGCGGCCGCCGACCAATCCCAACCGCAATCCTGAAAATAGAAGGAGGTTCCCCATGGGTTCCTGGAACGATTTCAACGACGCGCAGAGCAACACCAACCTCATCCCCAAGGGCACTCTGGCCAAGGTGCGCCTGACCATCCGTCCCGGCGGCTTCGACGACGCATCCCAAGGCTGGACCGGCGGCTACGCCACGCGCGGCTCCACTGGGGCTGTCTATCTCAATGGCGAGTTCACCGTGACCGAGGGGCCGTACGCCCGGCGTAAGATCTTCACGCTGATCGGTCTCTACAGCCCCAAGGGGCCGGATTGGACCAACATGGGCCGCAGCCTGGTGCGCGGCATGCTGAACTCGGCGCGCGGCATCTCCGACAAGGACATGTCGGCGGAGGCGCAGGCCGCGCGGCGGATCAGCGGCTTTGCCGATCTCGACGGGATTGAGTTCATCGCCCGCATCGACATCGGCACGGACGCCAGCGGGGACGACAAGAACGAAATCCGCAGCGCCGTCACGCCCGATCATCGGGATTATGCGCAGGTCATGGGCACCGCGCCCCTGCAGTTCAGCGGTAATGCCGGACCCAGCGACGCCCCGCAGCAGTCCAGCACGGCATCTCCGCAGACCAACCAGCCAGCAGCCCACCCCGGTGCCCCCGGGCGGCCGAGCTGGGCGCAGTAAGGGGGATCGGACATGCGTCTGCGTCCCCGCCAGAAGACCTTCGTCGAGCGCAGTGTTGCTGCGCTCGGCTCCCGCGGCAACACGCTGGGCGTGGCTCCGACCGGAGCGGGAAAGTCCATTATGCTCTCGGCGGTCACCGGCGAGATGATCGGCGATGGTGCCAAAGCCTGTGTTCTGGCCCATCGCGATGAGCTGACCGCGCAGAACCGTGCCAAGTTCCAGCGTGTGGTGCCGGGCGTGGCCACCTCAGTGATCGACGCGACAGAGAAATCCTGGGGCGGCGCTGTCACATTCGCCATGGTGCCCACACTGGCGCGGACGTCGAATCTGACCGACATGCCGCGCCTCGATCTTCTGGTGATTGATGAGGCGCATCACGCGGTGGCGGACAGCTACCGCCGGATCATCGACCGGGTGCGCGATGCAAATCCCGACGCGAGGGTGTTCGGGGTGACGGCAACGCCGACCCGGGGCGACCGCAAAGGGTTGCGCGAGGTCTTCGACAATGTCGCCGACCAGGTGCGTTTGGGCGAGCTGATCGCCTCGGGCCACCTCGTGCCGCCACGGACCTTCGTCATCGACGTGGGTGTGCAGGAGGAATTGAGTTCCGTCCGCAAGACCAGCGCCGATTTCGACATGACCGAGGTGGCGGACATCATGGACCGCGCGCCTGTCACCGACGAGGTAATCCGCCACTGGCGTGAGAAGGCAGGCGACCGTCAGACAGTCGTCTTCTGCTCCACCGTTGCCCACGCTGAGCACGTCACCGACGCATTCCGCGCCGCGGGGATCACGGCAGCGCTGATCCATGGCGATCTGGTCGCCGAGACCCGCAAGGCCATCCTCGCCGACTACGCGTCAGGCAATATCCGCGTGATCGTCAACGTCGCGGTGCTCACTGAAGGCTGGGATCATCCGCCGACGTCCTGCGTCGTGCTGCTGCGGCCCAGTTCCTACAAATCCACCATGATCCAGATGGTCGGGCGCGGGTTGCGCACGGTGGATCCGGAGGAACACCCCGGCATCGTCAAGACCGACTGCGTGGTGCTGGATTTCGGTACGTCGAGCCTGATCCACGGCACCCTGGAGCAGGATGTCGATCTGGATGGCAAGATCGGCACCGGCGAAGCCCCGATGAAAACTTGCCCGGCCTGCGCGGCTGAAGTCCCGCTCGCGGCAACCGAATGCCCGCTCTGCGGCGAGATATTGTTGCAGGACGAAGGCGAAACGGGCGCGGATGCCATGCCGCTCTCGGGCTTTGTCATGACCGAGATTGACCTGCTGAAACGCTCCAGCTTCGCTTGGGTCGATCTCTTCGGCACGGACGATGCGCTGATGGCCACGGGGTTTACCGCCTGGGGCGGCATCTTCTGGATGGAGGGCGTCTGGTACGCCATCGGCGGGGCCAAAGGCGAGCGGCCAAGGCTTCTGGGCGTCGGCGAACGCACTGTCTGCCTCGCGCAGGCCGACGACTGGCTGAATACCCACGAGAGCGATGAAAGCGCCTTCAAGACGCGAGGATGGCTGCGCCAGCCACCCACTGACAAGCAGTTGAAATACCTGCCGCCCGAATACCGCCACGACTTTGGCCTGACGCGCTATCGCGCCTCGGCGCTGATGACCTTCGGCTTCAACAAGCGCGCCATCCAGGCAGCGGTAAATGCGGTGGCTGGTCCCGAACGGAGGGCGGCATGACCCATGAAACTAATAACGCCCATCACGGCCGAGGACCGGCGGCGTCTCTGGCAACCGCGTGGAACGCTCTGTGCTGTCTGCCGGCAACCCACACGTGGTTTTGGCTGGCGCGATCCGGTCCGGTCGAAGCTGCCCCGGCCATCGGTCTGGTTCTGCTCGATGCCCTGCCAAGACTTCTGGACGCGCTTGGCGCGGGAGCGTTTTGCCATGGTTGATCTCACCGAAGAAGAACGCGCCGCCATCACCGCCACCATGAAACGCGTAGCACTCCTGATGGACGAGATCGGCTGGCATACCGCTTTCGCCGATCTGACCGAGGCGCAGGTGCGCGCCCTGATCGAGGAAGCCGTCGAGGGTTTCCGTGAGGCCATGTCCGATATCGCCCGGGCCCAGACATCGGAGGTGCCGTTCTGATGCTGGATTTCAATCACCGGCCCTCCACGGGCGAGCAGATCAACGCACTGGTCGACGCCGCGCTGAACGCCGAACGCGAGGCCACGCCGCCCCGGACCTATCTCGGCGCGTCCCGTCTGGGACACGCCTGCGAACGCGCGCTGCAATTCGAGTTTGCCGGTGCGCCGAAGGATGAGGGTGCCGATTTCAGCGGGCAGACGCTGCGGATTTTTGCCATCGGTCATCAGCTCGAGGATCTGGCGATCCGATGGCTGCGCGCGGCCGGGATCGATCTGGTCACCCAAAAACGCGATGGCGGCCAGTTCGGTTTCTCGGTCGCAGGCGGTCGTATCCGGGGCCATGTCGACGGGATCATCGCCGATGCCCCGGCAGCGCTCGGCATGCGTGTTCCCGCGCTCTGGGAGTGCAAGACGATGAACGCCAAGAACTGGCGGGCCTGCGTCAACCCGGCATATTCGTCCAATTCATTTCCGGGAGGTTGCGTGCGCCAGAAAGCACTGTAGAATCAGGCTGTTGAAACAAAAAACCGCAGCAGCCACGGACGCACGCATGGGTGAAACGCTAAGAC